TTCCAGAATTTTGATTTCGATTAGTATAAATGATTTGTTCTGATGTTTTTGTGAACTGAGAAAGTGCACGTTTATTAAGTTCTATTCCTTGTTGTCGCAATTTAAGCGACGTATCTCGTAACCATAACCCGATACAAAACGACATAACGAGGTCATCATTATATCCATTTTGAGCTTGTGCTTTGCCATTTAACCAAACAAAGACAAACAATTCTTGTATCAAACGTTTTGAACGAATTAGAGGCGTTCGTTCTCGCATATACATTTCAAGTGCCGATATCATTAATGGACGCGTACGTGAGGTTGTTGATACGCCAGGAACCATCTGCGACTTATCCTTCATATCATAACCCTTTTTAAGTTGTATGTCTACATCAACATAACCATCATCTTTATATGTATAAAATATATTTTCATATCCGCGGTCTAATGCTGGTTGAATTGCTGCCCAACCTATGTTTGCATTTTCAATTGCTAGTAATGCATTGTTCCATTCTGTTGCAACTGATACAAGCATATTTCCAAAATCTTTAGGTGGCAGTTTGCCTTTATATTCTGCAACTTGTGCTATTGATTGTACATCAATAACATGAAATGTCGACCAGTCGGCACCATCACCTCGGGCAACGTCAGCTACTACTATGTAATTTTTTTCATAGTTAGGATATTCCCAAATCCAATAGTTGTTATCAAAGCCTCGTCGTTCGATGGGTTCTTGACATTTTATTTCATAATCCATCAATATAGCACCATCTATTACAGTATGACCAGATGAAATAAAGTCACAATCACATTCTTGAGCAGCACCTCGTTCACCTAATAATTTTGTTTGTTCATCGCGCCATTCTTGATCTCGATCCGGATGTACGGTCCAATGCAATTTAATTGTATGGAATCCATTAATCTCTTGTTCAGCTTCTGACCATACTGAATGAAACCAATTACCAATACCGTTAGGTGTAGATAAAACAATAGCACCACCACCTGTTGATAATGTTGCTTGCGATGCTACCCATATTTCTTCAATATTGCGAATGAACGCAGCCTCATCTATAATTAACAATGATAATGCTTCAGAACGTGCTCCTGTGGTTGCAGATGACACTGCTTTAATTTGCGAGCCATTTTTGAATTTCAATGAAAGTTTATTGTCTGCTTCAATTGTTCCTTTTAACCAACTAGGTAAATTGTCATGCATTACCCGTACTTTTGTTACTAAGTTTTTTGCTACTTCTTGTGTTGTTGCAATAACAAGTACGTTAAAATCGTCTTTAAATAACATACTCCATAAAGCAAAGCCAGCTGATAGTGTTGATATACCTAACTGACGTGACTTTAAAATTACATTATATCGATTATCTCGCAATTCAGTTAATGAATTTTCCTGAAATGGATATAAATTAAATTTAATCTTACCGCGTTTAGGATGTTGGATATAACAATATTGCTTCATGAAAAAAACAGGATCTTTAGCACACATCGTGTACTGTTGTTGAATGATCTGTTTTATATTTTGTGACATATTATTTCAATAATTGATTAATTAATATTCCAGAGCCTAATGATGTAAATATACCTAATCCAAACCATAAGCCTTTTGCTTCATACCATTTTGGTTTTAAATAACGTTCTCTGCGAATATATAATTCTACATTTTCTTGTAACAATGCAATTTGTTGATCTTTATATCGAATCTGTAATGAATCTAATTTAATCAATTCATCTTGTTGTTTAGATAATGTTACATACTTATCAATCAATGCCGTATTAATTGAATCTAATGCAAATAATGAATCTAATGTATATGAAATATCAACAATTTCTTGTTGCGTAAAACACGTATCTGGTTTAGTTTGCGTAAATGCAAATATTGGAAATAATAATATAACTAATAATCGTTTCATATTAATTTTTTGATTTTCGTCCTCGACGTGTTTTATTTAAAATATTTTGTTTAGCTTCTTCTACTGGCAATTCTGTTACTTTTAATTCTTCTTTAGCAGTTTCTAATTCAGCAATTTCCGTTTTAGTTTCTTGAATCTCTTGTTTAACTTCAACACGTTGTTCTTCAATTACTTCAGTTTTTCCTTGTAGTTGATCAATTTTTTGATTATTATCATCAATCTTATCATCAATTTTTTTAACTTTGCGCTTGTCATTTTTATTAGATGCCATTGCAAAAATAGCTAATAGTGCTAATATGGCACCTACGATAACTGCCCAATATTTTTTAATTGTTTTCATCTTGTTTGTTTTCCTTATTTAGTTTTTCTAGAAATTTTGTTTTAAATTCTTCAAATTGTTTTTGTATAGTGTTTTCAAATTCTTCTGCAGTCATTTTTGCTGACCAATGTTCAACTTGTCCATCTGAATTTGAAACAAATTGTTGTACTTGCGTATATGCTTGTTTCAATAATTCAACATCTCGTTCTGCATCTCGTAGCCAAGCCATTGCATTTTCTCGAATTTTATTTTGTTCGTATTCATCATATTTGCCGGCTTTTTTTAATTCATGTTCCATTTCAATTACACAATCAAAACACATTCCATGAATTTTACGCATTTTTTGATCTAACTGATGTGTACCGACACATGTGCATATATCTTTCCTACAATTAGGAAATGATTGTAATTCATCTCGTATAGATTGAAATATTTCAGAATTTTTAGTTTTTCTTATACGAAAACCTTCTCGTTGTTCTACAACATGTACATTGCCATTAGAATCAGTTTCTTCCCAAACATCTCCTATTTCTCGATGTTCTGATTTTTTTGATTGAGCATCGGAAAAGCCTACAGTTTTTTTAGTTTGAAACTTGTGAGTTCCATCTAACATTTGTTGTACGGCTTTAACATTTTGTAACTTTTTTGACATAACTTGTTTATTTTATTTATTAAGATTCTGAATCAGATTCTTCTTCTTCTGGTACGTTAATACTTTTAATTTGATTAATAGCCATAGCTTTTGCTCGTTCTAAATCTTCTGGATTCAATTTCAATAACAATTTAGCTAATGGAGATATTGCAGCAGAAACCATAGAACTAGGTCCTCGTTGTTGTTTTCTTTTCAAAAACTCCAACCACTTTCTAATAGCTAAAATACCCTCAGCTTCTTGTTGTTCTACATCTTTTTTAACATCAGTAGGTTCAGCATCTTGTTCTCCTGCAGGTGGAGTAGGCGTTGTTGGCGCCGCGGGAGTTGTTGGTGCAGCAGGTGCTGGGGTTGGAGCTGCAGCTGGTGCTGGCGTCTCCGTTGTTCCTGCTTCGGCATCTGGCGTTTCTTCTGCAGGAGCATCTGCAGGAGCGTCTGCCGGTGCATCTTCTGGTGCGTCTTCTGTTTCTCCTCCTTGTTCACGCAAAACTTTTAAAATTTTTCTGCGAATATATTCGCGTACTAAAAGTTCTTTTTGAGTTGGCGTTAAACGATTTATTCGTTCTTGAATTTCTGGAGTAGTTACACCATGATCAATTAATTCTAATTTTTTCAAATATTCATCAGAATCAGTTTTTTGTCGTTTATTTAAAACTTTAGCAGCATGCTTAGGATCATAATCTGCAGACTCTGGATCGTATAATCTATCATTATCAGTATATTTTTGATATAGCTTTCCATCATCTTGTACGGCTTTATCAGTTTTACGAGCAACCTTTTCTTGCTTTTTGCCGGTAGAAAATGGATTCAAATTTCCTTGTTTGTCATCATGAGTATAATCTTTAAGATCTTTTCTTGTTTTTGTTTTTTGAGATTTTTCAAAATCTTTTGGGGTTTTATACTTGCTTTTGTGTTTTTCAGCCATGATTAAATTCCAATTTTAATATAAATATGTTATCGCGCGTATTTCAATACTCCTAGTATCTGATTAACTGGTGCAAACGCTCCTGTAAGTTTATATGTATTACCTCGATAAGTAAATACTACTCCCTCTGATGGAACGATTGCATCAAATCCTCCTAACTTATCAATTCGTTTAAGTTCCAATTCTAATTTAGAAATTGTAGCTGGATTAGGATTATTTTGTAATTCTTGTGTTAAATCAGCTAACTCTTGTTTGATTTGTTGAACTGTCTTAGATGGATTTGCTGCTAAGAAATTTTCTGCATTTTTTAATGCAACTGCACCCAATCGTAAAAATATAGTTTCAAACGGTTCCATGTTTTGTTTGTAATATTGTTTGAATTCTTTTTTATCAAATTCTTGAACCCAATTTAAAAATTCTGGATTTGTAATTTGTTTTTTAAGTGAGGTCATGCTTTCTGATTTGTCAAAGAATCCCCATCGATATATTAATACATTTAAAATATTTTCTGGAATATCATATCCTAGTTTAGCGGCTTGAGCTTTAATAACATCACGCCACCATGCTCGATGATATTCAGTAACTTGATCTGTATCTTTTAAATTATATCGATTTCGTAATTGATCAATTTCATTGAAGAATGCTGCTTGCTGATCTTCAAAATTAGATATTCGTCCAATTTTAATTTTTTGTGGAGGAATAAATGAAAATGTTTTTTGAAGATGCGCATTTGCATCTTGTATGATGCCTTGCAAAGTCCCGCCGCCTGTTAAGTCAGTTTCTACAACATTTCCTTGTTCGTCATATTCTACTAAATTGTGAAATTGTAATACAGCAACTTCATATGCAATAACATTACGCGTTGCTGGATAAATAATTTCCATGTTAGCAAACACTCGACCATTTTTAAATATTTGATTGAGTTGGTCTTGCGGTATGCGACTAAATGCTTCTGCTAAATCTTCTGCAGCATTTCCAAATGCATCTGATATTGGTCCTCTACCCCCAAACTTATCTTGTATTTCTTGTACCGACATCGGATTAATTACAGTACCTTTATTACGAGCAAAACCAATTTGTCCGTTTTTCCATGTTACTTGAATGTTTTGTCCATCAGTTTTTTCAGTTACTGCCGCTTCTATATCTAAACGTCCTTCTAATGCTCTGCTAACAATTTCTTTCATATCATTGAAAGTTAATCCATGATCATCCCATGGGTGCGCCATATGTCCTGCAGCACCGCCTTCCATTAGCCTTACGCCGTAAACCGTTTTTGGAAATTTATCAAAATCATATACAAATGATTGATCATTTTGTTTATCTAAATAGTTACTTAACTTGTTGATTTTATTTTTATGTCGACGAGTTTCAGCGTTATTCATTGTAGCGCCAAATACTTCATCAATATCTTCTTGCAATTGCATTGCCCACCACTCTTTTGTAAATAATGATTCTTGCAAATTTGTTGCAATTTGCCATATATTTTTAACTATAGCATCATTGAATTGTGGATATGATGCACGAAATGTTTCATAATCGCGATTAACAATTGATTGTCGTACAACGGTTGCTGATATAGGCATACCATTTGCATATGTTTCTGGATCTACATCAATACTTAATTCTGTTGCATCAATTCCTGCAGGAATTTTGCGTCCTTTTTTATCACCGATTGTTGCATATTTATCTACATTTGGAACAAACGTTTTTGCTCTAACGTAATCATCTCCTTTAGTAGATGCAGCCATGGCATAACGTCCTTTTGCATCGGATGGCAAATCAAACAAATATTCATACGCTGCCACAATGGGTGAATTATGTTGCGTAGGTTGAATGATGATGTCAGGATTGTTATTGAGTAAATTAAACATTTCAATGCTTTGTTCTCTAGTAATACCATCTCTAGAATTTGGTCCAATTAATAATATTACTCGACCTACTTGCGGAGATTCTGCATATCGTTGTGCTAATGCTAAATGAGCTCCAGTTAATGGTTTAAATCCTCCGGGAAATAAAACTGTTATTTTATTCATTATGTTTCTTTATATATAAATATCAACTGTTAATTATCTAACTGTTTCCAAGCTCCATTCAAATAACAATATGCATGCTGATTAACTCCAGATCCAGATACTATTATTTGACCTGCTGCTGGTGAAGTTGGATCAGAAAGTTGCGGTCCTACTATCAATCCAATTGGAAATTTTGGTGTAATGGTATCATAACTTGATACTGTTTGTATTTTCCAATCTGTAACACTTTGTGCAAAAAAGATTCGATTACCACTAGTAGCCTTAAAAACTTGTGGGTAACTTACGCCTAATGAGTCTGGAACAAGTTGACTAATAAATGCTGGGGATATCCAATCGTCGGTATCTACCGATATTTTGCTGTCAGGTGCATTTAATGGTGATTGTGCTGCATTTGGTCCGCGTTTGAAATATATAGCTGATGTTGCTACTTCTATTACTACAAATGATGCATAATCTTGATATTTAGGATATGATGCTGTATGAATATTTATTGCGCCAATTGGATATTGCAATGCAGCTTCGATACGAATAAACATACCGGGCCCGGTGCTAACATTTGCTGGATCATAACTTCCAGTTAAATTTAATGCATAATATGTTAAGCCGCCTTCGGTGTACTCAGATAGATTGTTTAGTGTAGCAGTTTGAATACGAATAGACCGAAACTGATAAAAATCTGCTAAATTAACACCTCGAAATTCGCCATCTGACGCTGTTATGTTTCCCTGTGCATCTAAATGAAAATTAGATGCAGAAATTTCAATATTTCCATTAGCACCACTAATAAATGTTGTTGCAGGATTTCCGAAAAAGAATTTATTTGTTCGAACATCTATTTCGGAATCTGTAGTTGAATATCTAAAATAACTTGAAGTATTTGCATAAAGTTCTAATCCAACGCCGCTATATGCAGCGCCGCCTTTTGTTCCGGCGCTACTTGGTAATGCTGATCCAGACCACAGTAAAAATCCCGGAAAGCCGGCAGCGAATCCTTCATATCCTAATGACCTAACAAATCCAGAATTAGGATATCCGCTAATTGCAACGCCACTATTTAATGAATCTGCAACATATAAAGATCCAGTAAGCATTGAAAAATTACCATCAATATATCGATTACCGCCTTCCCAATCTTTGTTATAAACATATGATATTTGTTTGCTTCGTTCTCCAGCTACATTGTAATATTCTGCTTTAAAAGAAATTTGATTGTCTATTTTATGTGTAGTTGTAATTGGAGTTTTGATTCTAGTATAATTTGGAGAATATCCTGCATCATTATCCGTAGTAACTCGTATATCAGCAACTTGCCATTCGCCTGATTCTACTATTAATAACAACGTACCATTACCGGTATATTCAGATTCAAAATTTAATATAATATCATCAAAACGTTGATTATCACCAACTGCACGTAATTCTCCAACACGTTTTCCAAATTTTACAGGAAATTCTTGATTAAAATAATCAGTTGGGTTTGCATAAAATGCACTTCCAGATAAATATACTGATAGAACCGGATCTACTGAACCATTTCTTGTTGCTAAGGCATCAATTGTTATTTTATATGATGAATTTTCAATAAAATATCCAGAACTAGTAGTTTTTACAAGCAATACCGAATTTTCTGCATCTAAGTTTAATGAACTAGAAATTTTCATTGCATTGTTTAATGATGCCGTCGTCCATGTTAATGTTGGAGCCGTAGCAGAAACAAATCCATTATATGCAGATGCCGTCCAATATGTATTAATTGTGCTTTGTGTAACAAATGTTCCAAGCGCTTGATCTGGATATAATGATGCGGTATTTGTAACAAATATTTCCGTTTCTTCTAGTTCTACATCATTAACTAAGTCCCAAGAACCAATTGTACCATTATTGTTAGTAAATACTTTGATTCTTGAAACATCGCCAGCTGCTGGATCTAATCCTTTAACTTGTATATATGCAAATGATTGTGAATTTTCTGTTGGCGTATATGTAGGTGTAGCTTCATATGACAATGAAAATGCAGAATATCCAAATACATTATATGTATGTGATGAAATACTTTGGCTGCTATAAACTGTATAATCTGTGTCTAACAATGCCGTAGTTGGAGATAGAATCTTTTTAATTGTAGATACGTAAGGTGTTGTAGCTACCACGTAATTAGGAGTAGGAGTAGGATTTGACGGGGTTGCAACTGTTATAGTACCAGTAGACATATCTGAAGTAAATGTGCCTCCGGTTATTTCTATTGCAGGTTGATTGTTATATAAATAATATCGTACTTGTCCGGTAGTGTAAATTGGAAATTGTCCATTAGCATACGTTCGATCTAATTGAACTCCTATTATTTCTTCAACAATTAATTCAGGTTCAGTTTCAAAAATAATTTCCGAAACGTTTGATACATTTGGATTAACAGAAACTGATCTTGTCCAACGTATATTAGGTTTATTTTGCCATTCTGCAGGTACGAATGTATTATCAATTGTAACTGCTTCTGAAAGCAATGTTATGGTACAATCGCCCGGAGATGTATCTTCATAAATATAAATTGCAATTACGCGACTTTTATCTTCATCAATATAATCTACAACTTCATGATAAATTGGATCGCCGTTGTAATCTAATATTTCAATTCCTAATACTCCGCCTACTTTTAAATTTTGAGGATTTCCTCGCAATTTAAATAAATTCTTTCCTGCAGTTAATCTATTAGGAAATTCAGATATTTGAAAATAATCAGGAGATGTTAGTGACGTATCTTCAAAATAAACTGGAGTAAATTGTAGACCTTTATATACAGCTTCTTTGCGTTTCATGAATTTGATACTTTATTATAAATATCAAACATGATTAATATTGCTGAATCCGTTTGTTTTATTTACTTCAATTAAATTATCTACCATATCTCGCATTGAATCTACGTGTGAGATAATGATTGAAAAATCAAATTTGGTTCTAAAATAATCAAATAAGTTTACAACCGATGAAATATGTTCTGCATCTAATGAACCCCAACCTTCGTCGATTGCAATGAAATTAGGACGAGGCAATGCTGAAACATTGATAAGTGCTATGCGAATTGCTAATGATGAAATAAACCGTTCCATACCGGACGTTAATTCTAATGGCCAATAGTTATCTTCATCATATATGATATATCCATTAATATTTTTGCCATCAGTATTTAATACCATGTTAAAATCAACAACCTGATTAAGTACATTGTTTATTTCAGATTCAATTTTAGGAACAGCTTTTGAAATTAATTCATACGGAATGCCATCTCGTTTAACCGATTCCAAATAATATCCATATGCCTTGTATTCAGTTTCTAATTGTCGATAACGATCCAATTGTTCGATTGCAGCACCTTTATTTGTTTTTGCAACTTCGATTGCACCAAAGAGTGATTTGATTTGTTCTTGTATATTTTTTATTTGTTCTGAACATGTTGCAATTTGTTGTTTGCATTTATTGATTTGCGTATCAACATGTTGATTATGTGTAATTGCCGTTTCATTTTTGCGAAATGATTCTTGTCGTTCTACGGTAGTTTCTAATTCAGATTCTCGAGTTTGTAAATCACTCTCTAATATTTGCAATTGCAATTCATTGCGTTCTAACGTAATTTTTTTAGTTGCAATAGTATTTTTAAGTTTATTATACTGAGTTTCTAATTCAAATACTGGTTTTAATGATTCTAATTCCGTATTAAGATCTTCGATGCGTTGTTGTAAATCATTTAATATTGTTCGATCCGCTTCAATTGTATTTTGTGCCTCGATTGCATTTTGAATGAAAACGTTAGATGTACAGTATTTGCAGTTTGGATCATATTCGTGAGATTCAAGATGTTTAATTTTTTCTTGTTTTCCATTTACGATTTCCTTTTGTTGTCGATATTTTTGTAAAATTGTGTTAACTGAATGTTCTATTTTTGCGTATTGTGTTAGTTTGGATGTAATGTCATTAACATCAAATTGAGTTATTTGTTCTTCGTGAGTTTCAATTTCTGCAGTTAGTGTTTCTAGGTCTTGTTCTGCCGTTTCGATGTCTTGTTGAATTGATTCAATTGTAGCAATTAAATCTTGTTCTTGACGTTGCAATTCATCGATGTTTGGTCCATCGTATGTAGTTGGAAGTTTTGTTTCAATCAATGAAACAATTTGTTCTTGTAAATCATTTCTCGTGTCTTGTTGGGCATCTTCTTGTTGTTCTAAAGAAATAATATTGTCTTGGTTTTCTGAAATAATTGCATCAGCTTGAATGATAATTTCAGCAAAATCTGTTTTCTTATAATCTTTTAAACGGCCCGATGTTTCTTTGATTTCATCTGCTGCAAGCTGATAAAGTTGTTCAAACACCGTAATATCTAAAAATTGTGATAATAAATCTTTGCGTTCTTTTTGTGACTTTTCAATAAAATTGTTGTTGTCAGCTTGAAGTGAAAATGCAGTTAAAATAAAATCATCATAGGTGCCTAAATAGCGACGAATGTTTTTGTTTGTTTCACTACGTTCTTCTCCGTTTAAATTTTCTGAATCAGTATAAAATTCTACATCAACTTTAACGTGCGATTCTTTCTTTTTATTTTGAGTACCTCTACGTTCAATAGTATACATAACACCGTTCATTTCAAAACGAAATACACCACGGAACCATGTTTTCTTATTATTTAAAACTTCATTTGCTTTGCTTGTTTTGCTACATTTATCAAATATGGTATAAGTAATTGCATCAAGCAAACTAGATTTTCCAGATGTATTTGCAGCAAATAAACCACATACATCAGACAAGTTTTCAAAATTTAAAACATTGCCTTCGCCATATGAAAACATGTTGTCAAATTCAAATGATACGGGATGCCATGTTGTATGACGAATTGATTCTACTGCAGGTAATTTTGAATTAATTGTGCGATTGATATGTCGAATAGCATCGACTTCTTCTGCAGTTGCTTGTGGAAAATTTGAATCAATATAATCTGTTAATAGGGTGTTTTGATATTCAACGTCACGTACATTCCCAATAGCTAAGCTAGATGATGTTGAAGTTGCAGCACTACCAATTGTTCGTTGAATTGTAATGTCTTCTACATCATATTTTTTACGAATTGCAGCAATAAGTTTTTTCATATCCGCTGCACTCGTTTCATTAAATTTAATACGAACCCGAGGACGTTGTGGCATTCGAGCTGGTGCATTAATGATTGCTGCTCCTTGAGTTTCTATAGTTACATAACCATATTCATTGTGTATTTCATGAAACTCTGCACTGCGTTGTTCTACGTCCCAAACCAATATTCCATGAATCAATGCTTCGCCATGATTTTGTTGAATCAATGAACCCGGATATGCAACTGTCTTTGCATCATCTAAGAATTGTGCTGGCTTATGTATATCGCCTAACAACGTAATATCATGTCCTTCGAACAAATCAACACCTACATGTTCATTTGATATTTGATATCCAATATCAGTTTTAGCAGTATTAACGGCACCATGGTGTAATGCAATTTTATATGGAGCTACGAAATCTTTAGCTCGAATATAATCTGCAGGTGTTTTATCAACTGCCATATGATTCCATGTTATGCTGCCAAATTCAAACAAACCATTATCTTTGATAAAATGAATGTTTGGATTCTTAATAACATCTAATACTGGAGATATTGCATCAATCCTGTGCATGTTATTTAGATTCATATCATGATTACCTAAAATAACAATTGTAGGAATTGTAAATCCATTAAAGAAATCTACAAGCATTTGAACTAGTTCCGGAGACATATCTAATTTGCTATGCACAATATCGCCAGTGACTACAGCAACACTATTTCCTGTTGCATGCGTTTCAATATGATCAAATAACGTTTTAAATACTTGTCGATATTCTCGATGCCGTTTCAATGTACGTATGTGTACATCGGAGATATGAAAAATTTTGTCAATTTTTTCTAAAGGAGAATCTATTCGTTTTATGTCCATAACATGTCCATTTTAAGTGCCATGATGCGCTCAAAAGTTAATATATCAGTATTGTTGATAATTTCTGTAATTTGTTCAAAACCTAATTCCGATGCATCGGCATCTTCAAGTCGTATAAAATAAACATTTAATCCTTCTGCCATAAATCGTTCTGCAATTTGTATTGCATTTCGAAGTGCATCAGCATCCAAGCAAATATAGATATCACGTACTCGTTTTTCGATGATTTTCTTTTGTAATGCCGGTTGAATGATTTTACCAAACAATGGAATTGCATTGCGTTTAATTGCAATTGCATCAAATGAACCTTCGCAAAGAATAATTGGTTGTGACCAATTAATTGTTAAATCAAATCCAATGATGTCTTTTGAAATTTTAGGATTTTTATGTTTTTGTTTGTCTGCTCGATAATATGCTCTTGATACAAAATAATTCAATTGTCCGGCATCATCGTAACTAGGAATAATTATTTTGCCAGAATATTCACCTTGTTCACAATAACCAATTCGATACTTTAAAATATCCAACATAGTTACACCACGTTGTTTTAAATAATGAATTGCATTTCTATAATCAGGTGTTGTTTTTGCAATCCATAATGGAGCATAATGTTCCGGTAATGTGATTGCAGTAACTGTTTTTGTTTCAGTGGTATTGCGATATCGAGATGATTCGATTATTTTTGCTAGCTGTTCAAACCGTTCTTTAGGCAATCCCATTTGTTTAAACAAACTAGATATAGTTCGGCCTTTTTTATCAGATATCCAACAGTGCCATGGATTTTCTCCATTGTGGTTAGTATTGATATCAATTTCTAATTTAGGTTTGTAATGTGAAGTAAACGGAGAAAAGAATGCAATATTATTACCTGAAGTAGATTTTCCTTTACCTAAAACAGATTCTAATAATTGTAACAGTTTAAGATTCTTCACAATTATAATATAAAGAAATTCTGTAAGGAATCCAATTAATATTAATTAATAATATATTGTTAAGCACATACATTTCATTACTGGCTTAACGATTGAATCAATAAATTCTTCAATCTATTAATAAAATAAATTTCATTAACTTTCATGAATATATTATTTTTTTTTCAAAAAACAAACCTTATTTAAAAAAACGTTTAACATCAACTGCTTCTTCGCCTCGTTTTATGCATTCCGCCATCCATTCTGCAGGAATTTCTTTTTTTGCAACGTGCACGATTCCTAACTTACGAGCATATGCTTCATACGTAGTTGGAGAGGTTTTTGACAATTTTTGATTCGGATTTTGAAACACCATTCTTATATCAATTCCAGGATTTGACTGCAATACGTGTTTCATTTTAGTACGATCTGCAGTAGTCCAACGTCCTTTTGTTTCAATATACATGGTTGCTCCGTTGCGTTTTGTAAACACAAAATCAGGTGTATATTTTGCTTTGCGCTCTGGCACAACGTAGTTTAATGTTTCTGCTTCGTAACGAAGTTCATACTCGGTTTGTTTGATTTGTTCGGATACGGTTAATTCTAATCCTGACTTATAACCATGTTTAAGTGCATTAGCTCGCTTCGAGTTTCCAGCACTGTGAAAGTGATTTCGTTTCATAACTTACATGTAATCCCAATTAAGAGTTTTTGTTTGTTTTGTATATGTATTAGTAGAAGAATTCCATTTATCAAATGGAAATGATATTGATACAGAGTCGCCATCTAATATTGCTTTATGTATCGCAGTACATGCATCTTGGAATACAGTGATATTTTTTGAATCTTCAAAACTACATTTATTTGAAATTTTATCAATTACTGGCGTTTTTGCTAGTTGATTAAACAATGATTCAAAATATGCTGCAGCCCCTTCTTCATCATCTCCAATGCCTTTAGAAAATGGATTCCATGATTTAAATTTAGAAAAATATTCTTCGGGTTTTTTTTCAGTTACATACTGTATATCATTGATTGCAGATTCTATAGAATCATTGTGTTGTTTTTTTGTTGAATTTGATAATGATGATTTAATTTTAAAATCTACGTGCACGTGATCCGTATGGGGACTAACGCCGGAATATGTATTCCATCCTTGTGATAAGTTCCATATTTTACGATTATAAATTATGTTTTGTGCTTGAATTATATCGGCATTTTTAACTAACCAATTGGCTAATTTTTGCATAACCGGATCGCCTACACCTTTTTTTCCGTGCCAATCGATAGCATTGCCTGTTGAGTGCTGTGATGGTGTATTAGTGCCAGCAATATTTCTTTTACTCCATATTCCAATAGATTTCCATTTATCTGCAGAAAATTCTGGTTTAGATAAAACCAATTGTTTGCAAAACTTTGTTGCAGAAGTTTGTTCCGTAAGTAAATGTTTCAATGTTATCATTTAGTAGTGTCTACATATTTTCCGTTTGTAAAAGTACCGGTTATAGTTGATTTAGTATCATCAGTATATAAAGTACCATTATTAGGATTTCCATCCAAATTAAACGTACCTTCATAATATGATATTACTTTATTACTAGCATCATATGCGAATATTTTAGAGTTATTATTTTTTGTATCTATATCGTCAGCTGTTTTAAAACCATGATATACTCGATATGATACATCTGGCATCGAAGATACTACTTCTCGATTTGTAAATTGATATTCGCCGTCTGTAAATACACCATTTTCGGTAAATGTACCGATTCGTATTTGATCGGGCGTTTTCCACGTACCATTACTAAACCACCAACGCTTACTAGTAGCATCATATGAAAATGTGCCATCTAATGTTGTATTACGTTGTTTAAATATGCCTTTAATCGGTATTCCTTTTGTATTATTCCATGTGCCAGTAAAAGTAGAAGTACCAACTTTTTTATCAGTGACTTCTTGTATATCATCTTGTACATTATCGATTTCTTCTTGATCTGCCGGGTCATCTGTTATATCATCCGTAGCAACCACACCTGGCGAACTAGCTACTCCAGGAAACTCATTTTTTGCAAAGTCATACCAAGCTTGTGGAGGATATGGAATTTCTTGTTTATTTTTTAGATACCATTTCCGATCAACATTCTCGATTCTATCTTCTATTAAATTTAGCATCAATTTCATACTCTTAACACTTGCATTCCCTACCGCAATAAATGAGCTATCTGTAACAGCTGTATCACTTTGAAGTCCTTGGTGGTGAGCCATATATTTAAGCAGTGCGTTTTTCGTATTCATTACAAGTACAGTAACACGATATCGTTTACCTAGTTGTTTGACATTTCCATATAGATAGTAATATGCAGATATAAATGAAATCTGATCTGGTTCATCTAAATTGATAGCATATTCAAGATTTGGTGCCGATGCATATTTACCATCTGGTCCAACATCTTCTTTTTTACTTTCCGGGTCGCCTCCTGATGCATTACATGCTGCTGCTATAGCCGTGGATAATCTCGATTCTGGTAATCGTTTCGTAACAACTGCAAATACATGATCCGCACCACATTTTTTTGCTAATTCGAAATCTTCTTTCTTAGTTCTTACTATTTTAGCTACACCTTCTGTTAATAGTGTTTTCTTGATAATGTGTTCTAAAATTGCACCGGGTTTAGGTTTAGCTGTTATTTTGTTTTGTTGTGACGGTGGCACTAATGCATATTTAATAATATTTTCTAACAATGCATCTTGTTGGCGTCGTTTCATTATCAATTGTCGTATAGCATCTTCTATTCGATTACTCATATCATCCTTTTTTATAATTACCAATCAATCATTACTAGTTTGTTGTTCCAAACCATAATGTTATCAGTTTTAAAATCCAAATCCAAATCTAAATCAGAAATTCCTGTTTTTTGTACATCTCGTTGCAATGCCCGTAAAAAATTAACGAAACGAACATCTGTATCGCGAGCACCATCGGCATCTAAATAATCAAAAATAGAAACTTCGCCGCCTTCGCTACGAGCATAATTTTTATAGTTTTCAATAAATTGATCAATATTGGCACGTTGGTTTCCTGATAATTCTGATGCTTTTGACATAACGTACATGTTATTTCCATCAACATAATATACAGGAATAAACGTTGTAAATTCTGAATAACGATTAACAATTACTTCTGCAACTTGATATTCTTCTTGTTCCGTTGTTATTTTAAATAATTTATCTTCACCCTCAATTTCATATACGCGACCATTATCGCCTTGCCCAAACAATTTGAATTGTTTATTGCGTATTTTTTCTAATATGCGTTTTAAATCGCTATCAGTCATTTCTCGGAGAAGTTGTTTTAATCGTATCATCATCATCCTTTAGGCAAAACATTAGCATCTAAATCTAATCGTATTAAAAAATTCATATCAACATCACTGCGTTTACGTATAGGCTGTGCCAATTTCCCAATTGCAAGTAATTGACCGGCATCATTATACAATCCGATCGTTGTGATATACGGAGAAAATGTGCTACTAGTTGCAAATGTACGATATGTAGAATCATCATCTGCTGTCAATGTTATGTTAGTAGACATATTAAAATCTCCGGCATCTAATTTTGTTACAACATTCATTTCATGAATCGTAACGGTACTACGATATGATGAAGTAAATGGCGTTTTTAATAAATCATTGACCCGGTAATCTGCAGATGAAAAAACAATGATACCATGTTTTCCAAAAACATTTCCTACGTATTGAGTTTGCAATGCAGTGCCACCCTCATTACGGTTGGATAACGCACTTATCTGCGACCCGGACAACGCGGTATTAAAGATTCTTATTTCATCTAGATAACCTTGTAGATTTAAACTATTGGGGCTAAAACCACCAATCTTTAATGAATCTCTGTTATCAATCCTAGAAGATGCTGTTAATGGAGAATTGTAAACTCCCAATAACGTGCTAGATGCAGATGAATGCAACGTGCCATTAACATACATATGCAATGAACTTCCCGTTTTTTGACAAACAACGTGTGTCCAACTCGATGTAACATATGTAGATGATGTAATCATTGTTTTATATGAAGTACTTCCTTGTGCCGTAAATACAAGTTGATTGCTACCACTTAATTCAATTCGAAACGGAAATGTAGGGGTTGTACTTTGTGATGCTTTTGTTGCAATTATTTGATTTGCAGAAGTAGTATTTCCGCCGCTAATAAAAAATGATACAGCATAATCATGATCTCGATCATATAATCCGTTTAATTCAGATTCAATATATCCCGAACCCGAAAAATATGCAGCCATTCCCAATGCACGTTGTTGTCCGGTATTTGTAACAATACCTGGTACATATGTAACTCCTGAGCTAACATATGTTGTTCTAGATGCATCAAAATATTCATTGAAACCTTCATACCATTTTACATTAGGAATAATTAAGCCGGTATTGTATGCCGAATCAATAATATTTCCATAACGATCACTATAAAATGATCCAGACACCGATGATGTAAATGTAAATGATGCAGGTTTTATTCCTTCGCCTATTCGTACTTGTGGTATCGATAAAATAGAAGCAGTTTGAAACAATGCTTTTTTTGTGCGATTTAAATTGGTAGGACCATATGTTTTTGCAGGATCAGCTTTGTGTTTATAATACAAATGATTTACAGAAAAATACGTAACACTTTGCAAACTATCATCTACATTCTTTGCATCATTGTATGTTAATTCACTACCCAATGCTGGTAATACATTGACATCGGTGTATATTCCTCGTAAAGGCAATGCACTACTAGTAGCGCTACCAGAATATATAGTCCAAGATTTATAAGCAGGAAACGGATTGATTGCTACATCGGACATATCAATTTTTTTAAAAACTGATGGATATATTCCTTTGTATGCGTCTTCTTGTTCTTGAATTTTTGATTGTGCCATATAGTAAAAACCCTGCTACATTTAATATAAATATAACAGGGCTTAAATCAGTGATGATTTTAAAAATCTAATTTAACTCGTATAAGAGCTTCTCGCTGGAATGATTTCAATAATGGTTTAGAAAGTTTTGCTACTGCTAACAATTCTTGACTATCATTGTACAATCCTACCGTAGTAATATATGTTTTAGGATCGCCAATAAATGTTGATTGTGCTACTTGACCAACACTTCCAGTTACATATGATGGATTATTTGAAAAATTATATTCTGCATTTTTAATTCTTACAAAATAATGCGTACTAGTAATTTTTTCAGAATTTCTTGCAATAAATCCATATGGGTCAGAAGTTGTAGGATCGGTAAATAATGCAGATCCGGATATTGAATGATATAATACGAAATGATTATTTCCTTCAGAACTTGAACCAGTATTCGTTGCAAATCCTAATTTTTGATCAAGCATCTTACCATCTAAAATCAATGTACCATAATCTGGATATGCTAATCCGTAATAAGTTGGTGCGGTAGGATTAAATACTCCCGAATTAACTGATCCAGAAACGATATTATAAATTTTACCAGAATCGCCAACTGCTGCCGATGCAATAGAAGAATCATCAATAAGCGTAATAATTCCTGAGCCAGTTACTACAGACCCGGTAGCATTTGTTGCTCTAGAAGAAATTGCAACTAATGGAATCTCAAAATTACCTGCATCTAAACGTTCTTTCATTCTATTACGTTTAAAATTAACAACATAAATATAATCTGTACTACCAGATCCTGCAGTTGTAAAACGCGTATCAGTTGGAGATAATAAAAGTTGACGATATTGTGAATAAACTGCCTTCGAAGGAGAATCATTAAGTTGTCCTTGCGAATCAGATCCACTACCTAATGCATGACCGAATGCTAACGCAAATTGTACGGCTGCTCCATCTGCGGTAGGCGTATCTTGATAAACATCAACATAATATCTACGTTGTGTGGTGGTTTGAGTTGATGCAGTAAAATAAGTAGTTAAACTTGCTAAATTATCACTCCACATACCTGCCGTAACAGTTTCAATTTGATTTGCAACAATATCATTTGCCGGATCAAATTTTGTATATGTTCTACCATTACGAGACAATATTTGCGTTTGTGCACGTTCTGCTACAATTTGATTTGCAAGTTGTTCAGCCAATTGGCGTACTTGTTCATTTACTCCATTATTTGCCGTAGATAAAGTTTGATTTTCTGTTTGCAATCTTTGAACTTCTGCAGAAGATGGTAGACGTTGCGATCTAGGCGGAACTCCGCCAATTCTAGGTTGTTGTTTTAATCGTGCAATGAATTCATTCATTTTCATATTTTTTTCCATATTATAATGTTGCAGTAGTTGCTTTTTTAACCGTTAAATTGATAGTAACACTTCCACCCGTTTCATTTGCAATTACTGTAATTGTTGCAGTTTTATCTTCAATTAATTGCGTTTTAGCAACAACCCGGAATTCAAATCCAGCAACAGCAACACTTTGAGCATCTTGATCGTCTCCGACAAATCTAGGTGTAGTTGGAAGTACTGAATTTTGTAATGCTCTAGTTACTTGTATATCTGCAACTGTTGAATCAGACAATATTGCCGTATATCCTAATGTTGCATTGCCACCGCGGAAATTACTTGTATTTGGTGCAATAACAGTACTATCACCAGGCGCAGACAATGTAATTGAAGTATTACCTACAGTTACAACTGGTATGTTGGTTGTTTGTTTTGGCAAAGTAACTAATTTATATTTCAATGCTTGTGTTTCATCCGGAATTGCTTCAGTGATTGGCATATTTTCAATAATTGTTCCGTAATATGCAGTTCCTAGCGGATGATCCGGATTCCATAATGAATAATCAATTTCATCATCACCTACTGCAAATTGCGTAATATTAAAAGCATTTCCGCCTTTTGCTAAAAGTTCACGTCCTTTTAACGTTAAAATTGCGTCTATTGTAACGCTCGAATTATCTAAATATCCCATATGTTTTTACCTTATTTTATATAAATATACATGTTGTAATTTTTATGGTTAAACTAATCTAAAACTTCCCTGTGCATTATCTTGATTTTGATATATCAATTGATTTGGATTTGCTGTTTTAAATTCTGCTACCGGGCCACCATCGACAGTTTGTGTTGAATTTATATTGAAATCTGGAGAAGTCATTTTAGCACCAGAATAACGTTGATTTTCAATTCCGCGAGGTAAATAATCTTGTATTTCTGCAAAACTTCCGGTAAATTTACGTTCAACATTAATACCATAACTAGAAAATCCATATGTTCCGGCGCCGTATGAACCAATTGGCCCGGAACTAGTAATTGCGGATACGCTTTCAGAAATATATCGTAATTCTGATAATACACTACTAGTATATATTGGCTGTAATACGTCACTTAACCAATATGGTGATGATGCTGTTATATATGTACTTCCAGATTTAATTAAATATTGATGTGAATATACAACTCCATCATATTTTTCTGAAGTTGACGCAGTTAAATATATTTGCCACTGATCATCATCATTTGCAGAAAGCGTTAATACTTTTGCATCAGTTTCTCCTAGATATTGTACATAATCTCCCGATGCAGTAACATGAGAATTTTCAATTAATGAATTATAACTACTATCAAATCTAGCTAATTCTGGTAGAATTGTATCTTTGCTTCGTTCCAATACATTTGGCTGTACTAATATTCCCGTTAATTTATGTGCACGTGCTGGTAATAATTGTTCTAATTGCCGGAAAAATGACAAATCAAACAATGTAAACATATTAATATATGCATTGATATCATTTTTATCAGAATATTTTTTCCAATATGTTTGTGCTGCTTGTATTAATTTTGGATATGATTTAGAATCAGTTTCTCCTGGATCGCCAATATATTGATCTAATTCAATAAAACCTAATTGTGCAATAACATCTTCATCAATCATTGATTGTGGAGAAAAATATACACCTAATTTTTTGCTATCTAATGGTGCTTTATCAAATTGACTGCGTTCAGCACGCGTTTTAACATCTAAACCACCAACTAATTCATTTTGTTCAATTCGTATTTTATTATCATCAAACGTTCCGGCACCTAATGATGGTGCATCGTAATATTGAGTTTCTTCATACGAATCGTATGGCGTGTTTATTGACCAACTAGCAAATGATGCTGAGATAGTTGAATCTTTTGGTTGTATGCCCGATAAACTACTTGTTAGTGCATGATTAATTTTTTCATTTAATGGCAATCTAAATATCAATTCCGAATAAGCATCAGAATTTGCATTATATGCTCCTGCGGCTTTAACGTGATTATTAAAAGCAGTTTCTAATAATGATGAAGACCATAAACGTAATTCTTGTAATTGACCAACAAACCGATTTGCACCTGTACTAGTTCCGCCTAATACAATTGAACCAGTTGCACCAAATGATGCAGTTGCAGATGAAGAAACTGCTGCAACAATTTTACCATATTTAGATTTTTTCGTAATTAAATCTAAATTAGTACCATTTCGTTTTATCATGGTAGTCAACCATTCGTCATTGTATAATTCAATTAATCCAGAACCTGTTCCGTTAATTTTCATTATACCTTTATTACCGCTATTAAATTCTAATGTTACTGCATTTGAGCCTATATTAAGCAGGTTCATTGTAGTTGGAATAGATGGGTTTGCTACAACGTCATCTGGTCTAAAACGAAGTTCTACGGTATTAATTGACTGTGAATAATTTACAGTAACGGTACCTGCCGTACTACCAATTAAATCCAATGCATAATCAAAATTGTATTTTTCATATAATGGAGCTCGTTCTAATCTAGGTCCACCATATTCGTTAATACTTATGATTGATTGTGGAATTCCATAACAAGCTAATAATGCTTGTATGCTTCGTTTAGTTCCTTTAGATTTAAGTAATAATGGTATATTGTTAACGATGCGGCGCCAAATTGCATATGTTATATTTTGTCCCGACACGGCAGGATCGCCGACACTAACCGAACCAGTTAATGGTATGCCGGCATCATTAGTGCCTAATACATATTCCCATAATTCTTGATTCTGTTTTCCGTTAGTTAAAGTCCAACCAAATTGTTTTGCTACAGAATATAACAATTCATTTGGCATACCCAATTTAGGATTTTCTTCTCGTTTGTGAATTAACGATGCATGCTGTACATATGTATATAAAATATCATAATGTTGTCCTAACATGTATACAAATGATGTGAAATTAGTATTACTTGTATCTAATGTAAGGAATTCTGGTACTGTATATATTAATCCATTGATGTTTGATAAATCATATAATGATGCTGTTTGTAATAAATTGTTGTACCAACTTTTAAAAATTGAACTCGTTGTTGAAGTTAATGTATATGGTCTAGTGCTTGTTGTTTTTGGCACTGGCTGTATGTAACTACCTGTTAGTTCTGCAACATTAAATGTTTCATTGGGAATATTATATGTAGTTAGCATCGAAGATGATTCGTAATACAAATAATTTTCAAAATTATCAAATCCACTAATCAAATTAGTTTTTAATACAGTAAAGTCTTGTGCATTAGTAGTAGCAGCACTACCAGATAATGTTGCAACAAATGCACTTTGACTTGTATAGTATTCTATTAAATCTAATTTATATTTAAAATTTTTCAAACGTTCTGTTGCTGAACTATAAAATACAAAATTATTAAAATCTGAATAGTCAATATTTAACTTTATTCCAGACAAACTACCAGAAAAATATGTATCAACTAATTGTTGTGATGTTTGTGTTGTTGAACTTAATAAATCCGTCCAATTTTTTAAACCAGTTTCAGCAGATGTATTATAAATTGCATTTGCTTGCCAATTTGGCTTTGCTAAAGATTTAAATGTACGTAATGAACCTTTTGATGCAATATCAACCGTATCAATATATGAAGGTTTTTGTTCTTCAACTACCCAACACTTAAAATCTACTGCAAAATTTTGGGGTAATGGTTCATAAAGTTTAACATACAAATATTCACCAATTACGACACTATTAACAAATAATACGCATTGATTTCTACTAAAATTTAACAAATATGTTTTGTGAAATTCAGAAGCCGTTTGATCTACAGTTTGTATATAATTTGTAATTTGTTGTAAAAATTCAGGATCTTCATCATCAATTGCTCGCAATCTAATTTCTGTTCGATCTGGAGAAATTTCATCAATTCTTAAATGTTGTCGTTCGTAACTACCAATTAAATTTTTAAAAAAGTTAACGGCAATTCTAAAATTTCCAGAAGTTAATTTAATTTTTTCTAACTCTGAAAATATATCAATTGCAATTGGATTAAGTACTGGAATTGTTTTATTAGTTGTTCTATCAATAAAACGAGGAACTTTTCTTTGAAGCTGAATTTTGTGATTACCAGTAATCCAAGAATCATCAACATAAACATGTAATTCTAATCTAGAATCATCTGCAGAATTAACAATATCGGTATTAAAAAATATAGGTTGTTCTGTTGAATAAGATACAACATCCAATTTAGAACGATCTATACGATTTGCAGAAATCGATTTGTTTGTAGATTTTATTTCATTGATATTTTTATACTGATTAAGCATTTATCTCCTGATTCCAAAGATCTACATTTTTACTTGCATCTGTTATCACCCAATATGACTGTAATGCATTTATTGTATGAAATTCAGTATTGTTATTTTGCCCTGCTTTCGCACCAATACCAAATCTATCTCCAATTTCAAATTCTGAATTTGGAATAACAATATCAACTTCTAAATTTTGAACTTCATATTGATTAATTGATCCCGGTACTGTTGGTCTAAATTCTGAGGTATTTTCAAAAGTACGATAGTCTCGTTCTAATCCTTGTTCTGATGCTCGTATTAAAGAAAAGAAAGCAGTTCCAAATCCAGATGGCGCATCATATCGATGTTGCAATTTAATTCTAAATCTTAAATCAGCTCCAGAATTTTTAAGATCTTTTGTTACTGTATATGTATTTTCCGTTTGTTGTGACAATCCGTCTTGTACTTCATCCATTAAAATACCAGCATAATCTGCACTAGCAATAATTCGTCGATCTTCCGATGGACGATATCTTGCAAATACAGGATCTAAACTTTGTAAATCTAAATCTAAATCTAAATCAACAACATCCTCATCTACCACCGTTATCCGTGCAGGAAATTCAAAATATTTAAATTGTGTATCCAAAACGCGCAACATTGATTTAGTTGTTATGCGATTAACTGTTGGTTCTATAATTAATAATGGATTGTTATTAACACCTTCTTGCAATGCAATATTACCATTTTCATTTCTAGGAACAACGTTAACGTTATTTGAAACATACGTTAATCCTTGATTCTGATACTTGACCTGCAAATCAACCGCAATAGAATCTTTAATTATAGAAACTGATTCTTTAATCGAATTTCCTATATTCAATAATCTATCATTACTTATATTAACCATTATTTACTACCTAACTACTTTAAAATAAATTTGGTCGTCAATGTACTGTTCCATAAATCCATCTACTATTTTAAGATTTAAACGATAATTGCGTTCTGGCATTAATCCGTTCATATCTAAATAAATGAAATTACTAGTACTATCACAACTTACTTTAGTATAAATATCATCAAACGGAATTATGACTTCATCCGTAGCCGCATCCGAAATTGAATAATATGTAGTAGTTGGTAAATGTTTAACTGTTTGTATAGGAAATAAATTTGTTGGAGATTTTCTAGGATATTTATCTCGACCGTAAATTCTTACTTTTGCAATCTCTGTATCTTTATAAGTTGGTTTAATATTTGTATATACAATGTATGATTCTGTATTGATATCTTGCAAGGACCCAGTTGCAAAATTGCTATCATCCCAATACATTACTAATCTAGGAACATATATTGTATGAGTTTCTCTACTAAAAAATCTTACATATCCTGCAACATTAGTATTAGATTCGTCGGCATCTGAAAACTTTAATAAGAAACCATTATTAGCAATTGCATTTCCACCACTTCCGGATTTCCAAAGTAAAACAGCTTCGGTAACGTCCATATTAATGTCAGTTGGACGATATGAAAATCCTTCCGCTTCTTCTAATCCTGGCTGATAAAAAAATGCTTGATTAAAAAATGATGAATTAAAAACTCCTGAACCAGATTGAAATAACCAACTTCCACCCTTGCCTGAGCCGGTAGCATATAAACTTGTGCCATTTACTTGAATATTACTTCCGGAAATCCATTGATTTCCAGTATATGGATAAAATGACCAAGTTGCATATGGCTCTGCCCAATTTGCACCATCTTGTGTTGCAGACGCTGCGGATAAAAATCCTGTTCCATTAATCCATGGCTGTGCAACAATTTTTGCATCGATACTATATTCGGATGGTAAATTTTTTGCATGGGTTGTAAACAATTGCAATATAAATTTACAATCATTTACACTAACTGAATATTTTGATAATACTGCATTAATTTCATTTAAATCAAATTTTACCAATGCTCTAGATTTCAAATAAGTAGAACCATCCGTATTTAAACGTTTTCCTATTTCTAAAATTTCATCTAAACCAGTATTATAATATTCAGCTGCTTCATATAATGTTGCATCTTTTTCTGCATAAAATATTCTGAACATATTATCCTAATTTTTTCACTGTTAATCTAGGTGGTGTACTATTACTAGTAATTGTTGTAATATTTGCATTTGATGGATTAACTAATACTCTATAATATCCTGGTGTAGAAATATATTCAACTAATGTACCAGTTACGGTTTGATCATTAGTACCTTCAACCGATTTGTAATCATTGAATAAAGAAACCAATGTAAATACACCTCCGGTACTAGTACCAGTTGCTAATTTAATTAAAATATCAACGTCAGCACCCAATCCGCTTAAATATATTTGCGTAATAAATTCATAATATCCAGGTTGTTTTATATAAACAGCTGCAGTTGTTAAACCGGCATCAACTAATTCAAAACTAGCTACTGCAGTATTATAATCATTCGTATTAAATCTAATATTATTATCTACACTATTCGTTAACGTTACGCCATTGATACTATTTGAAAATCTTGCAACAGGCATTCCAAAATACGATGACGTCATTGCATGCGATGCAGTTACTGCAAAAGATGATGTTCCAAACAATGAACCCGTTAATGACCCCGTAATAAAACTAGCCGTTACATGTGTGAACGAAGCGGTTGCAATTGAAATTAAACTTCCTGATATTGAATTCAAATTAGCAAAACTACTAGTAATTGTTGAAAACTGCGCTAATGATCCAGAAATGCTACCGGTAATGCCCAAACTAGCGCTAACATATCCGACTAAACTACCGGTAATATTTCCTTTTAAAGATCCTGTTATCGATACAAAGTCTGCTTCTGTACCAACAATATTACCCGTAACATTACCCGTTAAATTACCTACAACGGCTGTAACAGAAATATTTGGAACTGCCAATGTATTTGTATTTGGATTATATTCAAACCCAGTGTCTGCTTTAAGACTACTAGGTCCGGTATTATTTGTTGTAAATATTACAAAACGATTTGCATTTGTTGAATCTAATTCTATTTGAGCATTTCCGGCATTAGTTGCATACGATGCTGTACCATTCAATGATCCAGACAACGATCCCGTAAATAAACCATGAATTTGTCCCGTATAATTTGGAGTGGATAATGAGCCACTAAATGTTTTTAATTGTGCAATACTTGAACTAAATGAAGCAGAATCTAAAGGATAATTATTTATATTCAATGCTAAACTAGCGCTAAATGATGCTGAATCTAATAAGTATGAATTATAATTATTTACTATGCTTGAACTAAATGAAGCCGAATCTAATAAGTATTTATTATAGTTATTTACTATGCTTGAGCTAAACGATGCCGAATTGAGCAAATACGTATTATAATTATTTACTATGCTTGAACTAAATGAAGCCGAATCTAATAAATATGTAGTTTGATTTGCGGCAATACTAGAACTAAATGATGCAGAATTGAGCAAATATGTAGTTTGATTTGCAGCAATGCTTGAACTAAACGAAGCCGAATCTAATAAGTATGAATTATAATTGTTTACTATGCTTGAACTAAATGACGCAGAATTTAATAAATAGGTATTGTAATTGTTTACTATGCTTGAACTAAATGATGCAGAATCTAATAAATATGATGTTTGATTTGCAGCAATACTTGCACTAAATGATGCTGAATTTAATAAGTATGTAGTTTGGTTTCCAGCAATACTTGCGCTGAATGATGCTGAATTTAATAAATACGTAGTTTGATTTGCGGCAATGCTTGAGCTAAATGATGCTGAATTTAATAAGTATGTAGTTTGGTTTCCGGCAATACTTGCACTAAATGACGCAGAATCTAAAAGATAACTACTATTAATTGACGCAGTTGATGAATACAAACTAGCAGTAAATGCACTAAAAGATGCGGTAGGTAAAAATTCAGGTGTTACTGATATTGTTAAAGTTTTAGTCCCTGGATTAGTTGTTAATGAAATATCATTTCCTGCAGTGATAGTCATTGTATCGGTAGCATTCGCAGCTACAATACTACTTTGTCCAGTTACTGCAAATGTTGTAAATGAACTTCCCGAATAAACTCCCGACCCTGATACATTCCCATATAATGCAGATGATGCGGTATAATATAATTGTCCGGTCCCGGTATCAATTACAACTACATTGTTTAAATTTTGTTGAGTTGTTGCAGGAACAAATAAACTACTAGTAACTGTTAAATTACCATTAACGGTTTGGCTACCCAATACATTTACAGAGCCGGTAATAGCTACATTTCCTAAAAATTTATGCGGCAAATTTGAATTTGCTACATACGTTATGCCTTGTTGCTGAATTGGGTCTTCTTCAATATAGCCTGTATATATTATAGGAGATATTATATCATTAGCTTCTAGATTATTAAATACGTTAACGCCTGTAAATGTATTAGAACCAGTTGTTGCAACTGAGCCGCTAAATACTTCTAATGCTGTTGATCTATTAGCAAATGATGCCGAATCATTTTGATATGATGCAGTGAATGATGTAAATTGAATTTCGCTAGCATATGATGTATCTAAACTAGAACTAAAAGATTCTAATGCTGAAATTCTAGTAGAATTAGATGCAGAAACATTTAAGAAACTACTACTTAATATCGCAACACTAGAACTATTAATTATTATGTTTGCAGCAAATGATGCTGAATTTGTTACGAGATTAGCAATTCCAGAACTAAATGATGCCGATGTTGATAAATAACTAGATGATAATGTTGCAATACTAGAACTATTAATAATGATTCTAGATGCAAATGATGCTGAATCAATTAAATAATTGTTTTGATTCGTAATAATGCTTGAACTAAATGATGCAGAATCTAATAAATATGATGTTTGATTTGCAGCAATACTTGCACTATTTGTAGTAATTCTAGATGCAAATGATGCTGAATTATTTAAAAAGCTTCCACTTAATAAAGCAATACTAGAACTATTTGCAGTAATTCTCGTATCGAATGATGCTGAATCTACATAATACGTAAATGGACTACCAGTAATTTCATAATTAGTTCCATTTGTATTTATAATGATATTTGGGCCTGCAACTAAACTTACATATGAAGCAGTAATTGCACGATTTGACCAACTTGAAGTCCCTTGTAGTGATGCTGTTACGCCTTGGGTAACAATCATTGACCCGGTAATTTTCATTGACCCGGTTAATTGTACTGATTCAGTGACTGCACCAGTAAATATATCATATAAATCTGATACGAAACTTGCTGATATCAAACCTCCAGCAACGATTTGCGCACGGTTCGTTGACAATTTGCCCATGATAAATGATCCTTTTTTTGTATAAATATGGAATTAGTAATTAATTACCCGTCCTTTTATATCTTTATCAGGAAACTTAACTTCAAAGATACTAGGATCTAATGAAGGATAAATAACTCCACTTTTTGTAGCCGCAGCTAAATCATATACATTACCTGAATAATTCAATGCAGTATCATATAAATTATTAAACGTTACATTTACTACAGATTGTACTCCTTTAACATTTCCTAGTAAATTTGTAACATCAGATTTCATAACTGGTTGATTGATTTGCCATCGATCGATATTGAAATGATTTTTAAGTGCATCAATACATTTTAATAAAACTTCATTGCTATTATAATTAGATAATACTGTTATTTCAAATTGTATACCAATATTAATTATAAATGCATCTTTAATGTTTATTGCATCAGTTAATATACGATAATGATTTAAATAATTTTTTAAATTTTCTTTAACTGCTTGATTAAGTGCAGTAAGTTGTTTGTTTTGATTGAATCCTAAAATATACAAATTCATTGCTAATGGATTTGCAATTCTAGTTTGTTCAAATTCTTGTTGTGAAATTTGATCGTCAGGAACAATATATGCTTTTGCAACACTACCAAATTTTGCTGGCATTGAATAAGCACGAATAATATAATCATCTCGTGTTACTAAACGATTCTGTGTAGCAAAATTTCCTAATGCATTATTTTTAATATCTTCTAATGTATCTGCAGTTTTTGCACCAGTTGCTGGGTTAACATTTGTGGCTGCTACCGTAGATTTAATAAATGTAGTTGTTCCTACATTAGTACTAGAATTAATATCGTCTGTAAACTGTATAGATACTATATTAGTTAATACGCCTCCAGGCACATTGTCAGCAATACCATTACCAACTGTATATGTAACAGTTAGTGTAGTATTTGATGGAGCTTGTCCATATGTTTTAGTATATAGAAAATTTGACGGATCAATATTTACATCTACATTTCTACGCAACGCTGCTAACCCATTTCCTACATTAGTTGGATTTGGAATAATTTCTTGATCATTATTATCAGAAATCCCTGAGCCAAATTGCATTTCTAAACGATTATCACTACGTAAACGCGTAACAAATCGTTTTGCAGTTTTACGTAATTTTAATAAACTAGGAGAACCCGATCGATATTGTGACAATTCCGGATCATTTTCTGCCAAATTTGGAACTTCTTCAAAAATAGTATCTTGTGCTAAGTATGGAACTTCATACCAATTATCTCCATCAGATTCTGTAACAGAAATAATTTCAATTATGTTTGATTCTGGTAAAACTACTTTATCATACGCAACAGGATTAGTAAATGTAAATGATGTAGTTTTTACATCGCCAGATACTGCCATTACTTGTTTTTTCAACAAATAATAAGTTGGTAATTTAGTAGTTGGATCAGATTCATATATTGTTATTTCAGTTGTATCAAATGATGATGAAAAAGAAAAATCAATTGAATCCATTGTTCTAAAAATAGATGCACCATTACTTTGTTGAATGCGCATTCCGGGGTTGATTGATAATGCATAATCAAAATCTGGACGTACATTTACACCGGTACCAATGGCAGGAAGTAATTGATATACATCCAATGCAACGTATGCCGGAATAACATTTTTTGGTTGATATCCTAAATTCTTTGCAATATCAAATATATTAGTTCGTTCAGATGCTTGATCTAGTAATGATTCTCGCAAATTAACATCCATGTAATATGATAAAACATCACCTACATATGCCGACATTTCTAAAAACAAAGAACCAGGTGCTGATTGATTAAAATCAGTATACGTTGTAGGAAAATACTGTTGTGCAAAATCAATTAGATTTTTTCTAAATTGATTAAAATCTTTGCCTAAATATGAAATATCTTTTTTTGTTTCCATGTTTTTCCTTAAGGGGTAACTGTCAATGTTCCAGTTTGATTAACACCCAATGTTAATGTTTTTTCTTCAGCACTATAAACTGGTCTAAATGTTATTGTAACGATAACATCGTGAATTAAATTAGGATCATCATCTGTTGTTTGTACATCGATGTTCATTAATTCAATATCAGGTAACCATTGATTGATTGGGTCTGTTATATATTCAACAATATCTTGTTTTATTTCGGATGTATTTGGTTGAAATATAATTTTTAATAAATCTGTGCCAAATGTTGGCAACATTACGCGTTCGCCCTTTCGAGTCAACAACAATGTTTTTAATTTAGCAAATTCTTGTTCAATACTAGTATATGTTGAATCAAATACAACGTTGCCATTTGCGCCTAATGAAATGCCTAAAGTAGCTACGTTAGTTGTTCGAATAACATCAGCAGCAGTGACAACTTGATATCCCATTACATACCTTTCTTCTTGTTAATTGCTTTCATTAATGCTGAATAATCTCGAGTCATTGCTTGTTGTACTTCTTGTGGAACTTCAAATGTTTTACCTGTCTCAGGATCTTCCATTATCTTTGGTGCTGTAGGTGCAACACCCATTGCTTCGCGCATATTTTGTCGCATTGTTCCGAAATTAACTGCATTTTGCGAATTCATTTTAATTTCTTCCATACCTTCATTCATTAAATCTCGAAAACTATTCATTGCTAATGGTTCTTGTTCATGTAAACTATCCGTTTCATTTAACACAGAAGCCCATTTATTATCATTGAATTGTACTTTTGATTTTTTAGAAGATTCTGTAACAGTTTTTCTTTGCACGGGAACGTGTGCTATGCTTTTAAGATCTGC